TGCCACCGCCCGCCCCGAGGATTATGCCCGCCGTGGCCGCGCGAGCCCAAAATGAGCATGTCACCTGCTTGTTGCTGACCCGGTAGCCGTCCTCGATCCGCTGCTGCGTGTAGACGGTGCTCGATGATGCGCCGCCGACGAACACATGGCGCAGCGCGTACTCCGCGCTCTCGTCGCCGATCGCGGTGCGGTCCGCGTCGGTCAGAGTGATGATGCTGGCCGTGGAGGTGGCTCCAGTGCCGTTGGCGGTCACCATCCAGCGGTCCGCCGTCACTGGCTCGCCGCCGGTGCCAGTCCACGGACCTGCGCCGCGCTGTTGCACTCGAAAAACTGGATTGTGCAGGATATTCGCCCCAGGCGCGCCGGCCGCGGCGGAGGCGGTCGGGACCACCGCCCAGGCCGCATTCTCCCGGCCGTAGAGCTTGCTGTCCTGCGGTGCCTCTGGAATCCCACCACCGCCACTGCCAGGGACCGGCACCCACTTGGTGCCATCCCATTGCCAGCCGTTGTAGACTTGGCCGGTGGTCGGAGAGGCGGGGAAATCGAGCACTGCCATGTCAGAGGTCCGCCGATGCTACAACAAGTCCTTGACAAAATCCGTTCGCAGAAGTCAGGCCATTGGCTCCGATGGAGAAATCAACAGGAGTATTCCTGTATACGGAAATAGCTCCTGGAAACGCCACATTCTGCCCATTGCTCCAATATTGCATACCAGAGAACGTCAAGGTGGGCGTCGTCCGCTTGACCACAGAGAAATTGTAGCCACGATGAAGATAAGAGCCAGACACCGTATCGGTATAATCTGATGTCAGCGGAAAGCCTTCGTAGAAGCGCATACATCTGCGGAGGTCTTCACCCGGATCAATCCGCTCCAGCGGGGAGGCCACAGTGCCGACCTCAACCTGGATGCCGGTGATGTTCACGATGCCACTTGGCTGCTGACCGATATTGCCGGACCGGCTGGCGTCCGCCAGCGACGAACCGCAGGAATACCAGAGGCTCAGTTGCGTCTTGCTGTCGCCGTTGGTGCCCAGCACCTTGCCGGCAAGACTGGGGATCGTGAAGGTAAGCGAGTATCGCGTGTAGGTGTTGGACAGTGTGATCGACTGGCCGACCCCGAGCACATCCGCCGACGGACTGCCACCGCTACCCATGCGCTGGTCGAAGCATACGCCGAGCTTGTTGGTCCCGACATTGACGTTCGCCCAGAAGCTGACCGTGACGACCTTGCCGGACAGCCGCGTGGCGTCCTCGATGAATTGATAGAGCACGTTCTCGCCGGCCGCGACGCTGGTGAAGTTGTTGCTCAGGACAAATTTGAAATCTTCCAGCGATCCGCCCAGACCGCCGACGGCGAACGGCTGCCGGGATACGGACATCGTGTCACCGCCAGTGGCGTAGATCGCCCAGCGATCTGCGGTATAGACGTTGGCATTGAAGCCGGGATTGCCGCGCTGCCAGATATTCATCTGGGCATTGTGAAGGTAGTTTCGCCCGACGTTGTGCAGCGCCGGAGCCACCGCCGCCTGCACGAATGCCGTGGTCGAGAGGCTGGTGTCATTGTCACCAACCGAAGCCGTCGGTGCCTGCGGATCACCGGTCAAGACCGGGCTGTTGATCGGGGCGAATGCCTGTGAACTGGAGGCGATCCACTTGGCACCGTCCCAGGTGAAGTTGCCGAATATCTCGCCGTTGGTCGGAGCGTTGGGGAAATCGAGCATCAGAGGTCAGCCGAGGCGGTGAGGGTGAAATTGGCGTTGAAAATCCCGGCCGCAGGTGCGTTGTAGCCTACATTCGCATTGTCCGCCGTTAGGGTTCCGAGAGTCAGAGTGCCTCCCCCGGAATTGCTGTTGATAGTAGATGTCACGGTTGGGGTGGCGCGTTTGGGAACCTGCCATCGAATTGTTGTCGGATAGACCGTCGCCGCTCCTCCGACATAGCCGCCCATGGCACAGGCACTGGCTACCTCATAATAGCGTTGGCAGCGCTGGAGGTTGGTGGCCGGGTCCAATTTCTCCAGCGGGGAGGGCGCGGTCTGTCCCGGTGCCGCGATCTCAAGCTGGACCCCCCACAGATTTACTACACCAGACTGCACGCCGATGTTGCCGGCGGTAGCATTTGTCGATGAGTTTCCACTTGAATACCAAAATGCAAGGTTGGTGCTGTCGTCCCCGTTGGTGCCCAAGGTCTTACCAGCTATGCTGGGCAGCGGAATGGTGACACTGAACCGACTAAACACAGCGCCCGCCAGTGTGGTCACCGACGCGCCAGTTGCGAGTGCCCATATACCAGTGGAAGGCGAGCCACCGGAGCCGAAGTTTTGCGAAATATTGATGCCAATCTTTTGCGCCGCCCCTGCGTTGGCCCAGAAACTCACAATCACAGTTTTTCCGGCCAGCCGCGCCACACCTTCGATGGATTGGCTTAGGTAGTGATAGCCAGCGGCGCTGCCGGTGAAGCTGTTGCTAAGACAGAATCTCGCCGCCTCGTCGCCAATATCCGACCGGTTGGTGTCTGACAACGACGCTTGCGACAGGTCTAGCGTATCAGTGTTGGAAAAAATCTCCCAACGGTCGAGCGTATAAACACCGCTTACCGTCACCCAATGCCCCGGCCCACGCTGCGCGACGTTGAATAACGCGTTGTCCAGCTTGTTTCTACCGACATTGTGCATCGCCGGAGCGAGCGCCGTATCGACATAGGCGGTGGTGGCGTAGAGGCTGAGGTCGGCGTTCAGGCTGTTGGCCTGCACCCAGGCGGTCGAGTTCGGGTCCTGGTAGCGGACGAATAGCTGCGCTGAGACGCTGTCCCACCACAAGGTGCCGGCCCCGACGTTGGCCGGCGGCGTGTCGCTCACCACCACGGTCTGGCCGCCCTGGGTGGTGGAGAGCCACTTCACCCCGTCCCACTGCCATGCCGCACCATTGGGGCCGCTGACCGTGGTGCCGTTGGGCGGCGAGGATGGGAAGTCAAACACCTTCGAGCGCCGCCATGCGTGCGGTAAGTGTCTCGATCAGGGCGCTCTGCTGCTGCATCGCGCCGATCAGCAAGCCGAACATCGGTCCGACATCCAGGCCCCAGACAATGCCCAGATGATCCTCGTGGCTATCTCCCTGATGCACGCCCTCCGGAAATACCTTGGCGATCTCTTGGGCGATCACGCCGGCCCGCACCTTTGGCCGGCCCGCCGCGCGTTGGTTCTGCGCGTGCGCCTCCTGGAGCTTCCAGGGATCATCCATGATGTCGAGCCAGTAGAACTCGTGCACCGGCATGGCATTGATGGTCGCTAGATAGTCATGTCCGCTGACCGCAATCTCGGTCTTCAGCCGTGCATCTGAGCCATTGGCTAACCCATAGAACGCACCGCCGTTATCAACAGATATTCCCGCCAGCGTGCTTACCGGGCTGGCCCAAGAAAAAACGTAGCTGTGGCTGTCCGTGGCGTTGGGACATCCGGTGAACCCAATTCCAGCACAGAATTGAATATCTAGCCTCTGCCCGCTTTGGCTGACGAACTTAGCGCCACCAGCTTGATCAAGTTGCAGGCGAATGGATGGATAGCTTTCGTCAGCGATGCTGAAGTTACCGTCGGACAGGACGCCACAGGTCCAGGACCGCGTGCCAGCAACAGTGTAATATGTGCGGGCGTAGTAACCATTTGCCACATACACCTGAAGCGGATCGTTGACCGCCAAACTGTTGCCGACATGCAGGGTGCCGCTGGCATCGAGTTGCATAATCGCGGTAGGTGTAACCACAGCATCGACAGCGCCTGCCGGTGTCTTGTTCCAAGAGAAAGTGCCGCCCCCCACATAGAAATATGAACCGGCTCCCGTGGTCTGTGCCCGCCAGTTTGTGCCGTCGTAATACAGACTGCCGGATATGTTGTTGGTGGTGAGGCCCCAGGCGAATATCCAGCCGCCGCCATTGGCCGCGCTGGCCGGACCTTGCAGCGCCGGCACTGGAATGCCGACGCCGAGATTGCCTTTGGTGTCGAAATAGGATGCGTTGCCGCCAAATAGAATGGTCAATGGCCCGGTCAGATACGCACTGGCATCCGACCGGTGAATGGTCAGCGGATTGTCGATGAAAGCGCCAGTGTCATCGAACCGCCCGATGGTGAAATTGGTGCCCACGTTGGAGCCGGTCTCCGTGGTGGCGTCGCCGAAATACATATTCCAGCGGTTGAGCGCCCCGGCCCGACCTTGAAATTGCCTGCCTTGTCCGGCGTCGGCCGATAGCCGAATTGTCGCATACTGTCCGGCTGAAGCCGTGAGCACTAGCTGTGGATTGGCGGCATTGACGGTAAGCGGACCGGTGAGTGCGCCCCCGATCAAGGGCAGGAAGGCGGTTGTGGTGCCGGGCGGCGTATTCAGCGGCACCCATTCGTCGGAATTCGGGTCCGGGAACCACAGGTAGGTCTGCACCCCCACGCTGTCGAACCACAACGCGCCTGCGGTCGGTGAAGCTGGTGCAGTATCGGAGATCGTGATCGTGGCCCCGCCAGCACCTCCACCACCTGTGGCGCTGTTGGCAATGATCCATTGGCTCGAATTTGCATCAGTGAACCAAATGAAAAGCTGGCCACTGACATTGTCCCACCAGAGGTCGCCAGCGGACGCATTGATCGGCGCAGTGTCCGAGATCGTGACGCTGGCACCGCCGGCCGCACCGCCACCACCACCGCTGTTTGAGATCACCCAGGCGCTCGAATTGACATCAATGAACCAGATGAAAAGCTGACCGGAGACGTTGTCCCACCAGAGGTCGCCGCCGGCCGGGCTCGCGGGTGGCACGTCCGATACCGTGACGCTGGCTCCGCCACCACCGCCACCATGAGCTTGCAGATATTGCAGGGTGACCGGCTGAAGCGCGCTGACCGGGTCCGCGTGCAAGGTGAGCGGGCCGGTGAGAGTACCACCCACCAAAGGCAGCACCGGCTGCCACGTGATGCTCTCACGGCCATAGGTGACGCCGTCGTTCGGTGCCTCCGGGACGCCGCCACCGCTGGGCGCGCCGCCCGGCGTCAGGCCCCACTTGGTCCCGTCCCACTGCCAGGACAGACCACCAGAGATGAAGATGTCGCCTGGATTGGCGGCCGGGAAGTTGATCGCCATCAGGCAGCCTTCAGCGCGGCTACTTCCGCGGCCAGTTGCTGCACCGAGCCGACCAAGGCCGCCAGCAAGACCTGGGTGTTGACGCCCATATTCTTCGGCGTCTCCCTCTCACCGTGCACGTGCTGATACGGCTCGCTGCCATAGGCGGCATCCGGGAATACCTCGTGGAGCTTCTGCGCCACGAAGCCGATGCGTTGCAGCGGCGCATCCGGCCGCGCCGGCAGGATTTCTTCCGGATTGTTAAATGGATCGGCGTCCGGGTCGCGCACACGACCGAAATCCTTGTAGCGGAACTCGTAGAGCGGAATGGCGTTGATCGCCGCGAGGCAGTCGAACTTCGCCGGTGCGATCTCCTGCTTTACGTTTTCGTCGCTGATCACGCCAATGTAGAAATCATATTGGCCGCCGATGCGGCAGTAGACATTATTGCCGGACAGGTAGAACGCCACCCACTGGCCATAGCAGCCATAATAGACGCCGTTGCACGAGCCGGGCCGCACGTCACCACAGTTGATCGCGCCAGACGCCCCCAGGGTGGAATCAATTTGAGCGGTGCCGTAGGCATGAAAGTTTGCGCAGTCGAGCCAGCCATTCGATTTCAAATAGCTGGCGATGACGTTGGAGAATTGATGATTGGCCCCGGCGTTCTGCGCATAGAACGTGCCGCCGACCGTGGTGTCCCAGAAGGTCGGGCTGGCATTGTAATCGACATTTTGATTTGGCGTGTAAGCACCGATATTCTTGAAGTTATTGCTGACCCAGGTGGAAGACACCAGCGTGCAGGCATAATTGCCGTTGGCATAAGCCGGCACATTAGTGCCGTCCCAATTGAATGCCATCCACCAGCCAAGACCCATAGCAGAGTTAAGGACACCCCAGGCACCGAGATAGGAGCCGGCAAGGAATTGGGTGCGTGCGACCACCGTGCCGTCGGTCTGCACCGTGGCATTGACGGTGCCACCCTCCACGAAGCGCCAGTTGCCATCGCCACCGCTTCGCCCGAGGTAGTAGGCGTAATTGCTGGCGACGTAGAAGATGCCGGAGGAGTTCATCGAGTCGTTGCAATACAGCCGGCTGTTGGCAATCAGATCGGTGTCCGCCTGCACACTGCCGGTCGAGTGGACATGGGCGGCAGTCACCGCGCTGGGGGTGTTGATGTTGCCATCCACCGTCAATGCGCCAGTGATCGTGCCGCCAGTTAATGGCAAGTAGAGCGCCGCCAAATTAGCGACGAACGAGGTGTTGGCGATCTGCCCGTTCGAGGTGCCCGGAGCCGCGGTTGGACATAGCGGAATTCCGGTGAAGCCGGGCGAGAGGATCGGTGCCTTCAGGTCCACCATCTGCTTGGTGGCCGCGCCCAGCGGCGCAGTGGGGTCCGCCTCCAGGATCAGCGGCCCCGTCATGGTCGAGCCAGTTAGCTCCACGAAGCCGCCGCCGAAGTTGTTCGTGATCACCCACTGACTGGAATCAACATCCTGGTACCAGAGGTAAAGCTGGGCACCGTTGCTGTCCCACCATAATTGCCCCGGCAGCGGGCTGGCCGGAGGATTGACGCTCACCGTGACACGCAGCCCGAGCACCGCGTTGCTCACCTGCTGCAATGGCACCGCACCCAGCGGCTGCACCGCGTTGCCCGACAGATAGAGCGGGCCGGTCATCGTGCTGCCGGTGATCCGCACGTAGTCCAGCGGCGGCAGGGTCGGCGGCACCGATATCCACTTGCCGCCGTCCCATTGCAGGACCGAGCCGTTGTCCAGAATTACGTTGTCGCCGACGTTCGGCGTATCAGGGAAGTCGAACGGCATCTGGCTTCTCCCCCGGCGTCGTTGGCGGCGGGCGCGTGCCGACCATCAAGGCCAACAAAATGCTGATGATATTTTCGGTGAGCGACTTGATGGTGTCGATCAGCCCGGTCGAGGCCGGCCCACAGACCACCCCGAAACGACACGCCACCGATACCAGCACGAAGCCACCGAAAATGATGACCACGACAAACGCGAATAAAACGAAGGCACCGCTGCGGATGTCGATGTCCCGGGGAAAGCCCACATCAGCGGTCCCGCAGTTGCGCCACCTGGGCTCGCAGCGAAGCCACCTCAGCCGCCAGCGCGCCGACCGCGGCACTCAATGAGCCGGTGCTGCTCGCCGCGATCCAGGCGGCACTACTGCCGTCGTCATAGAACACGTAAAGCTGGCAGCCCTGAGTGTCCCACCACAGTTGCCCGGCCGATGCACCACCCGGCGCGGTCGCACTCATGATCACCGGCGGGCCACCGGCCGCTAGGCTGGCGTCGAACAGCAGCCGCCGCCCGGTAGAGTCCAGGGTCGAAGGACAGCCGAACCACAGCCGCATCGGATCGGCCATCTCGATGCAGAACTGGCCCTCCCGCAGCACCCCGTTGGGCGGCGGATTGTTGGGCTTGTCGGTGCGGTAGAAGACCGCGATGCTGTCGGTGTTGGTGCCGGACATTTAACTGCCCCACTGCGTCATCACACCGCTGGCCCAGGTCCACACCACGCCGGCCAAGCTGTATGAGTAGGTGTCGGCCAGCACCTCGTAGCCGCCGGTGCCGAATAGCTCCGCGTAGAAGGCGAATTGCTGGCCATACAGCGTCAGATTGAACGGCCCCCAGCCGTCCATCGCGGTCTTGCTGAAGTCATAGCCGACCGAGACCTTGCTCACCGACTTCGAGGACATCAGCCCCTTGGCGATCCCCGGCACCGCGCCCTGCCCGCCCTGCATCGCCCACCGCTGCATCGCCAGCATGTGGCAGGCGAACAATTCCACGCCGAACGGGGTCAGGCTGCGCCAGCGCTCCGGTCGCACCAGCACCGAGCCGACATCCAGCAAGCCCTGCACCACCACGTCCGGATAGAGCGTCGTGTCGGCGAACTCCGGGTGATCGGTGCGAAATTGAGCGATGGTCACATAGGGTGACGTTGGCACCCCGGTGGGGATCGGCGGCAGCGGCGGCGTGGGAACAGTGACGCTCATCGCCGGCTACCCGCCTTGATGTCGGCCAAGCTCACCTGCTTGGGCAACCGATCGAGCAGCGGCGGCACGCTGGACTGCTTGATCCCGCTACCCAGCCCAGACGGCCTCTGGGAGCCCGCCAGAGCCGGCATCTTCGGCCCGGCGTTGTTGGTAGGGGTGGGTGTGGTGGACGCCGTCTGGGTGGCGCTCTCTGGCCCTGGCGTGGCGCTGAATGGCCCCGCGTTGGCCGGCCGGCCCATGCCGACATTCTCCTGCGCCTGGGTCTGAGTGCTCGACGGGTAGCCGCCGACCGTGCGCCCGGCGACGAAGCCCAGCGCCAAGCCCGCCGGGCTGAACTGGTCCACCTGCCCTGCGCCCGATACCGTCGGCATCATCGGCCCATCCTTGGATTTTCCGGCTTTGCTCATGGCTATGGCTACCGCCTGCTTTTGTGGCTTCCCGGCTTCCATCTCAGCCTTGATGTTTCCGCTGATGGTCTCTTGCGAACTGCCTTCCTTGAGTGGCATTAGCGCCCCCTCCGGTTGAGTTGTCGCACGTTGGCAAAGATCGCTTCGTTCTCTGCAAAATCAGCAGGAGTCATCACGCCCTTCACCCGTCCTAAAGTATCGCGTTCCTGCGGCGAATATCGCTTGATGCCCAGGACAATATCGGCCTGCGCTGCCTTGACGATCAGATACGGGCGGATCAGGACGATGATATCGCGCGCAATTCGTCCAGCCCTACTCCACACATAAGCCTGTTTTCGATTGTCGATCCGGCTGTTTTTGACAGGGTAGATATTCCCGCCGCATTTGTCCTTGACCCAGCCAAGCAACGCCAAATCGGTGTTGCTAATCTGCAAGGTCACCGTGATATATTTCTTACGTCGCCCGATGCCGATGCAGCCCTCGCCATCTACGATACCAGCTAGATACGCCGCTTCGGTATCGGTCATGATGATGGCTTGAGCCAAGCCGGCTGCTGTTGGTCCGGGATCGGCTGGCCGGCGAAGTAGTGCACCGGCACCGCCCGCTCCACGCCCTGCGGCATCGGGGTGTCGGCCGGCTTCTGGCCCTGGTCTTCGACCGGCTCCGCCATCCGCACCGCCTGCTCCACATTCAGCATCTTCTGCGCATACTGGGCGGTGCCGTCCGGGATCGGCGGCTCCTCGTAACCCTCCAGGTGGCACTTCAGATACCAGTGCTCCGTGATCTCCGGGTCCGCGATGTCATAGGTCCCGGGCAGGAACTCGATCCTGCGCGCCTCCGCATAGACCGGGACCATCTTGCCGTTTTCGTCCGCCGCCTCGCCGATCTGCTTGGGGTCGAGTTGCAGGGTGAACCGCTTGGCAATCCGCACGATGGCCATCAGGCCCTCCTTTCAGCGCAGCACGCCGAGTATCCACAGCACCAGCACGATCAACA